CTCCTTTGTGATGCCGCAAGAAGATTTGTGTCTTTGTGAGGTATCAAAGCAGTCGGAGCTGCACCCACCTCATTAGAAAGAGCCAACTGAAACGCCCAGGCGCGGCTGCTGTCTTCAAACTGCTGCCCGAAGTCCCAGTTCGTGTAATCGCCGATCTTGCTCATGTAGATCGCATTGTCCTCACCAGAGAGAACCATGCGATCCCGGTAGATCGCCCCGAACGTGCAACTCGTCGGAATTGTACCCGCGCTGGCCGCGAGAGTGTCGACCTGACCTGTCTTCGGGTCCATCTTTACGATGGCTGCTGTCGTCACAGCAAAGACATGCTGCTGTCCCACGACCAGAAACCCAGACGACGGAGCCGTTCCCGAACTGACAATAATGTCATTGCCAGACGCATCACGAACTGTGTCGCCCGAGCCATCCACCAGATAGGCAATCGGTGTGCTCGTTGTCCCGCCTTCGACCTTCTTCACGGTCGAATCGACCAGCACAAACAGGATATCACTCACCCCGGACGCACTGGCTGTGTTTACCGAGGCGATATCGGCAATTGTTGTCCCCATATCATCGGAGACATACTTCGTCAGACCCGGACGGCTTCCACCACGCATGCGGCGGTCGATATTGCACTCGATCCGACAGTTCACCGCCCACGGTGCTGGCCATACACCGCCCCCGCGAGGAGTGGCTCGCAGAGCATTCCTGCGAACCACACCCCTCATCGGGTAGCGAAGCTCCATAGATTTACGGGCCATACCTGAACTCCTGTCACTGTGACAATGTCACATGGACATTAGGACAGGGCAACAGACCCGGTGTTTATCAGGATTTCCCAACGATAGCCGCTGGTATGACTTACCGAAATCAGGTCCAACTGATCGCCCACATCTGCGAACACTGCCTGCGTATTGCCAGCGACATTCAGGCCGTTTGCGGCTGTCACTGTGGCGTCCCCGCCATCCGTCTTCATTCGGAGCGTGAAGCGAATTCCCGCTTTTGTGGGGTTAGTCAGCGTCCGTGCCTCGGCACCTGCTGTAACGATTTCGCAAATCCCCATCTGGCGATCGACGGTAATTACACCACTCGCACCCGGATCTGCGATTTGAAATGGGGCACCGTAGCCAATGTGTGCCCATCGATGTGCGTTTCCTGCTGACATGAGGAACATCCTTTCGGAAGAGGAACAGGACTATGCGTCCAGAGGAACATGAACTGGGATTACGCCCAGCGTTTCATTTACTGCTTTTACAGCGTTTGCGGTCCAATCGTCAATTCGAATCTTTGTCTCGATGTTTTTCACCCGGTCCACAGGTCGCCCAAAATGCTCTGCGATATCTACCAGATTCTGCATGGGATCACGACACAACTCTTCGTATGTCACATCCAAAGGCTCAATGCCGTTGCCCTGAAGCCAGCCAAGAATCCTGTGCTCGGCCACCACAATGTTGGTCAGCCGCTGGAGAATCTCCCCGACGACAATGTCGCACTGTTTTGGCTTGTCCCAAAACGACCACACATTCGTCATTTCTGACCGATACAGGGACACCGCTTGCCGAATCTTGTCATTACGGCTCAAAAACACGCACGCATCTGGCTTGACCAAATCGTGAATATCTGGAGCGACCGGCCATCCACACTTTACGACCATTCTCTCTGGTGCCCCATAATAGAAGCACGCTGCCTTCCAGTATTCCTCCAGCGAACAGTCTGGCGACAGCCCGACTTTTTCTTTGAGGCCCACAATCAGTTCTGGGTTGAAATGCTCGCCTGACGGTCCGAACTCGCCCGTTTTCATCAGCATCTCACACAGCCAGGTTGATCCTGTCCGCGATGTGCAGTAAATCGCAAAGGTCTTCATTAGCGAATCCAGCTTCGTTTTCGAGTCCTCAACACTGTTTCGAGGATGAACTTTTCCCATCGTTTGGCCATAGCCGTTCCGCTGTAATGTTCGTGCGCTACGTGTTTTGCCAGAGACGGATCACTCTTGTCGGCAGCACGAATTGCCGCCGCCATCTGTTTAGGCTTCGGGTCTCGGTCCGTCAGCGTAATGACCGGCCCCCACTTTTGCACAATATTCTGAGCAGATGGAAACCCGGCAGCCGCCACCGGCACTCCAGCGAGCCATGCTTCCACCATTGCCAGTGACAGCCCCTCACTGTGCGACGGCATGCACATGACATCCGCCGCTGCGTAGATATTGCCAATGTCATCTCGCACGCCTGTGAATATGACCTTTCTCCGGGCTTCCCGTGCCAGTCTGATGCACTTATCTCGCAACGGTCCATCACCCGCGAAGACCGCTATCCAGTTTTCCGGCAGGTGCTTGAGTGCTTTAATCAACATCTCGGGACGCTTGACGTCAACCAATCGCCCCACCTGTGCTACCACCCGTTCGGACGGCTTGACGCCCCATTCCTCCCTCAAATCTTGAGTCGCTTTCGAAACGCGATCCTCGTCCGAGCCATTCTCGATCACTGTGACCTTTTGGCGAAGACCCAGCGGGTACATCACTTTGGCTGCTTCGCTCACGGCAGCAAGGTGCGTAGCCGTCCAGGCACTGTCGTAGACGACGCCGGGGTCTGCCCCTTGGGCTACTTCCACAATCGGAATGTCGATCGGGCCAGCCATCCGCCGGATATTGACGCCACCCCATCCTATGATGACATCACACTCGACCGCTTCCGTTGGGAGTAAAATCGGCACCTTCAGCTTGCGAAGTTCGCGAACAATTACCGCGTTGTAATTGTGACAGGTGCAAACAATTCCAGCGACTTCCACTGCCCTTAGATATTTCATCAGGGTCAGCATCCACCACTCGGCTCCGCCCATTCCGAGGCTTGGTGTGACCAAAATCGCTTTTGGCTTCATCCGCCATACACCCCGTATGTCGGTAAGTCCCATGACTCCGCCGATGACGACGAAATGTCCGGCACATTATTCCACCAGGAGAACTGATTCTCCCACTCGACCTCCGGGTACTGCACGCACACCTGGCCATCATCCACAATCACACAGACGCTGTCCATTTACTGGCACCTAGTATGGAGATCGTGTCATGTAGACCAATGTAATTGTTCCTGTCACTGCGTTTCCGCCCTGAGCCACCACAACCTTTACGCGATCATCCACCAGAGGAATCAGCTCCGTTCCGGTCGACGCCGCCGCCGCATCCGCCACCTGGTTCACCAATGCCCGTGGATAGTATGCCACGTTACTTGTTCCCCCATTTGTCACCGTGAGAATGGGGACTCCCGAATTCTCACCTGTAATCGTCAAGTCTGCCCCGGTGGCCAGGGTGCCAGGCTCGTAACGAATTGACATCACAAAGCCGCGTAGATTTGACCCTAAATAGACGGTCGCATCTCCACCGCTGTCGGTCGTAATCTCGACTGATGTTTCAAACAGCATGGCTTCGCACTTTCTTACTGAGTCGCACCATTAATTGTGACATCGCCCATCCGGACCGACCTGGCCCAGTGGTCATCTCGCAAAATGTTACCGTAACTCTCACCTGCCGGCATATCCCGACCCAACGACGTTGGCGTCGATCGCTCACGATCATCTCTTATTGCCAGTGGCAACATCTCCATAAACATCTTCGTATGCTCACGACCCTGATCGTCATAATTTCTCTCCGCAGCCGACAAGCATGCTTCTGTGATCACATGCGTCAGCATTTCCCCGCCAACTGGATAGGGATCGCTTGAACTGATTTGCGTTGGACGCAGAATCATTGGCACTTTCAGGACATAGACGGCATCCGGCGTCGGATAAAGTGCCAGACACTTACGCGACCCCACATCCGGGTCAAACGCCACTGTCCGCACACTGTAACAGACTGGCCGATCGAAATAGGGATCGTCCTGCAATTTGTGCCGGATAAACCCATCGTGCCGCTGCGTCACGGGCGGATACCAGTCTGCCTGACCCGGCTCGTAATGCAAATCACTGTCATTCGCTATCGACTCAAATGACGTCGGAAGATCGTACTCGTGCTGTCCGAGTTCGTAACTTGACCCTGCCGAGACCGCTACACTGGTATCCTCTAGTGTGATCTGCGTATTGCTGTCTCGCGTATTGACATCGTAATACGTGCTGCCAACCTTCATGACTCCCGATGCCGCCCACGCTGGAAATGTCCCACCCGACAACGTCACAACACCGCTGGCAATTGCCACTGTCCCAGTCGCATACGGAGCCACTGTTGTGATTTCAGCAATCGGTCGAAAGAACGACCACGGATGAGCCGCATAGACGGTTTTCAGACCGTCGTGGATGCACTCCTCAATGTCCGTCGTCTGGTCCGCCGAAAAGGATGACCGCTTTCCGAACAGAAAGTGCCCCACACGGGCGAGAAGCGTGCTGTAGCTCGCGACCATCGCACTCATGACACACTCCAAAAAAAGAGGGCACCCCGTCCGTCAGGGGTTTCGGCGGTTTCCGGACGGGGTACCCGCAGGAGGATTAACCAAGCAGTTGAGCGCAAGCCCACCAGTCGAGCTTGACATTCAAGGCCGTGTCCCCAGCAGCGTCTTTTGCACCAATAATCGGTGTTACAAAGACATCGTCCGGGAATGTTGCTGCGTCGATTTCTGACGATGTCAGACGTGCAGGAGTGATATTCCCGCCCGGCAACGCATTGTCGACGTAGAATTCAACCTTCTTCGGATGAGCACGGTAACGGAACCCAACCTTGACGTAGGTCGAAGCCGCCAACGTCGCCAGAGAATCCAGCTTCGTCTTTGTCGCTCCGTCCTGATAGGTCTGGCCATCGGCCTTGTAAGCTCCATCAAGCGCCGCACCTTCCGCATTCAGACTGACAAATCCAAGGAAGTTCTTGTCAGCCAACGCCTGAGTCGAATCTACAAACAGGCCATCTGCGGCACCCATGCCCACTTCGCCGACACCAACCGCCAGCGAATACTTGGCCGCCGTAATCTGCGAAACACTGAAACGCGCTTCGAAGACCATGTCGTTGTCGGCCAGTTTAAACGGAGCACCAAGGCCGCGACCCCACTGCAGGACCGCCTCGTCATTCTCAGCGTTGCCGTCCAGTGCCAGCTGCACGATGCCCTTCTCGGTCGCCGTGTCGGCAATCTGCTCGACCGAACAACCCGTGCCTTCCAGAATCAGGTACGGACCCTCAAGAGTTGACGCCTGAAAGGTATGGAAGTTGTCGAAGAATCCAAATGCCGGATTGCCCGACTGCGAAATAGTCGTTGTTCCGTGAGGGCCAAACGACGTGGGAGCCGCGAAGCCTTTCCAAAGTCGGCCCGAAGGCAGATACGATTGCGATAGATTGTCATGGGTTACGTTCATGTCATTCCTTTCAGGAAAAGTGAGACATTGTCCCAGCCAAGGGTGGGCATAGTCCCTGTTAAAAAAGGGCCGAGGCAGACCCAGATTTCTACCCCGGCCCAGGCAGCAGTCATTACGTGGTTTCGGTCACAGTTTGTGTGCTGTAACCACGGAAGTTTGCACGACGGTTGTAACAGACCATCTGAAGCGAGTCGTCCATTGCGCGAACGCGGACATTGCTCATCTCCGGATGCTGGTACGGCGTCCGTTTTCGCTGGCTTCGGCCCGATGCGTAATAGCAGTCGAACGTGTTCCAGTCGACACCAAGAATGATTCCGTCCGTTCGGGCGTTCTCGGAAGCCGAGTTCGTCCAGGCCGGAACCCATCGCATCGGGACGCCACGAACCATCACAGTACCACTGTGTGCTGCGAGGTCGTCGCCAATGTTGTCGTTACCAAGCTGAAGGAGTTTCCGGGCAGCAGCCACACGACTATGCGTCGTCAGCAGTTCCCATCGATGGTCACCTTCCGGCTTGATATCCGAACGGGCAACCGGCGGCTCAAACGTGCAGAGGTCCATCGAGTTGATGGTCTTCTCCACGAAATCGTCTCGGCTGACGTCCGTATACGGGAACGTCCGGTTTCGCCACTGGTCATACGTCGTGCAGGAAATCCCGCCAACGCCAGTGGAACCCCATCCCAGAGGCTCGAAACCGTCAAATCCCTCTTCCGAGTTATTCTCGGTCGTGCTGTCGTCTGTCGCGGTAATCCACCACAGAAGAGACACAGGCGGGAATGGAGTCTGAGTCGGACTGGACGGTCCAGGGCCGAACATCAGGTCTTCCATACCTCGGAAGAAGTCGTCCATCAGGCTTTGTTCCTGAAGGTTGAAGTAGTCTACGATTTCGTCGGCACCCTTCTTGAAGACTTCTTCGTCGATGTCGTAGTGGTAGTTCGTGGTCGTCAGACCCCACTTGAGTTCGCCCTCAGTCAGGACGTTCACGCGATCTGAACTGTCACGATGGTAGAGACCAACGACCTGAAAGTTGTCGTTATTGCCGGTCTTTACCTTCCACTTCGCCTGTGACGTCGACATCTCTCGCTTCATCGACTTATCGAACAGCCGCGAAGCAAAGTAGTATTTCTGGAGAGGAGCAGAAATGTCCTGCCACTTCCCCATCGGGTATTTCTGAAGGTAACTGGCTACAAAATCATCTAGTTGTTCAATGCCAAGAGCCATTGAATTCTTCCTTATTCAACAGACTCAGCCGCTATTGGCGATCCAACTCCGCATAGAGCTGTCTCGCGTAATCCCGTGCCGATTCTGGCGGATCTGTGGGACGAGTCGCCCCGCCTCCCTGTCGTCCGTTCGACTGGCGTGCGATTTTGCGCGTCTGAGCCTTGAGTTCTTTCTTTTTGGTTTCGTCCGGGAACACCATGCGTGCTACCCGCGACACAAGATTCTCGTTGAGTTCGACATTGCGCCCAAACTGTGACAAACCCATCTTTTGAGCCTTCACCGCCACAAAAAGGTCTTCGCGGCGTTTGAGTTGCTTGTCGTTCTCTTTTCCGGCCACACCAAACAGTTCTTTGTGTCCGATCGCATCTACCAGCTTATCAAACTCCCGCTCCTCAGCGACAGCCTGATCCTCTGTGACCCGTTCTTCCAACGCTCGAAACCTCGATTCGTAATGATCACGCATTCGTGTGAATTCGTCGATCAAATCATCGGGGTAGTCGTCCCTGTCCAGTTTGACATCAAAACTCGTTTCGGACGGTTTCCCATCCTCCTTGCTGGTGAACTTACCAGCATCGTCCCGTGCCTGCTCCTCATTGACCTCGCCGTCCGCCATTGCCTTTCGGCCAGCTTCCATTGCGCTTTTGTCAATCAGGTTTAATGCCCGGTCCAATTCCTCGCGGCTGGCGAAATCGGAAAGTAACCCTTCCTCAATGCCATACGCGGACATCTCAGCTTTCAGATCGTCCGTAATCCATTCGGCCTCAGAAGAAGATGACTCATCCTTCTCTGGCACATCACTGACGTCCTGATCACTGGCCTCGCTGTCGTCGACAACAGCGGATCTCTGGTCGGACACCATCTCGGCATCCGATTTGTTCGATGTTTCACTCTCACCATTCTCTGCGACAGTTTCACCGGCTTCTGCGATGATCTGATCAACCGCCGCCTGAATATCATCGTGAGTGCTTTCTTCCGTCAATTCGATTGTGCTGCCTGCCATATTCAGTCTCCGTAACCTCCATCTCTGTCAAACATCTGCCGTGCGCGATTCAAATCGCGACGACCTTCACGGCTGGTAATCTCTAATTGGCCACTGTCACGGACCGTTATTCCCCTGATATTTCGATGCCGAAGCATCTCCCGCATCTCAGGAACCTGCGATTTCATACACCCAAGTGCATCAGAGATCAATGGGTCATGCTCACGGTACGTGGTCAACGACGCCTGAAACGGCACCTTCAGGAAATCGTCATTCCCATTTTCCAGACACTGTTCCCGCGTCACTTCCTGTCCGTTCTTGTAGTATCGGATTCCCATTACAGCTCCAAAGCCTCCAGCGTCTTCTCCAGAATAATCCCGCAGTGAGTCACGTACTCTGGGTTGTTTTCGGCATCGACCTTCGCATCCACAAATGCATCGATCGCCTCAAACAATGTGATCTCTATTTGTGACCCGTCATTCTCAATCACCACTTCCTTCATGCTGGCCCTCGCGTCATGGCTGCTGCCTGTTGATTATTGACTTGCGGGCCACTTTGGCCCATCAACACCTGTTGAAGAATGTTTGATCGCGCGTCCTCTGTCCCACCAGTCGGGACATTACGACGAACGGTTTCCCGAGATGTGACCGGCGACTGCCGAATCGTATTCTGATCACCCCCCAGCATATCCGCCGGATTCGCAAACGTGATGAACTGCCGGAATTCCGGTCGGTTCTTCAGTCTCGCGATCGCATCGACGATTGCTTCGGCATCCAGTGATGCACCAGATGCCTGGAACATGGGCCACAGTGGAGCGATATTCGTCAGCAACTCGTAAATCTCTGCGAGTTGCCGCTCTGGCGTCCGAAACACCATCGAATACGGCTCGACCTTAAAACGATAATCCTCAAACTCTCCGTCTCGTTTTCCTGGCTCCCAATTCGATGACACCTCGATGCCAGTCCGACCTATCGGAAGCGATGTTTGAATCTCTAGCGTCTGGTCCTCCCACATCAGGCGACCGAGATCCAGAATGCACTCAGACGCAAAGCTCACCACAGACATTCGCATATCTGCGACATTGCTCTGAACGCCACCCTGGATAATCTCTTCCTGTCCAACGGTACTGGCCTGAGCACCCAGACCGCCCATCGCCTGAAGATTTCCGGCAAATCGGTCGTATTCCCCCTGAATGAAAGACGCAAGGGCAATGTCCCGCTGATCCACTCCGCCGACTTCCACCTGATTGATGGCGTTTGGGTCATTCATCCGGACCCACGAATTGCGTTTTGCAGTCCGAATCTTCTCGGCGTCATCAGCACCAGCGGCGTTGTATGCATTGACCACTCGATGGGCATCGGAATCTTCTTCCATCCGACGATGCAGACGATTCTGAAGATCGTGCATGCCCTTCAGGTTCACTGCCGGGGACGCCGGAATGATATTGTCCGGAACGTCACCGAGAGACAGGAACTTATACGGACCGCCCTGAGACCCCATCCACTCCCGCTCAAGCAGAGGCGGGAGATCGTCATCGACGGTCATTGTGACGATGGAATTGTTTTCGGGAATCCAGATGTCCTGAAGCCAGATCATGTCTTTCAGGTCATCGTCTTCTGGCCAGCCCTCGCCGCTGGCAATATCCCGAGTCGCCCCCGTCATGTCCTTGTGTCGACGGTTCGTCGGTGTCAACTGCTCCCGAACCTTCTTGTTATAGCCGGGTTCCTCTTTGACTTTCTCGAAATCCGCCCGATACCGATGCCCGCTGTATCGCATCTTCGACAGCTCTTTGGCGGGCATGTCCAGAATCAAATCATCCAACGACACCCGATTGAGCCACGGTTCGCCTGGATCCAGCCAGACATCCTCTTCCGATTCCAGCATTCCGTGAAAACGGGTATCCGTGTCCCGCATCATCACGACGCCACAGCCAATGCAGAAAAACGCATCCAGCACGATCTGCCGGAACGTCTTTTCCATATTCATGTCGCTGATCAACTGATTTAAGTTGACCTCGAACTCGCGTGCAAACGAACTCACCTCAGTACGAGGAGTCGACACCAGGACCTGCGGATTATTCGCCGCAAGAGCCACTGTGTAGATCCGTGCCGTCTGGTTGATCAGATTTGTCAGCGTCTTATTAGACGCACCGTTTTCCGAGTACCAGGAACCGGTGTAATCCTTAATCAGTTCCTTACGCACTCGACGAAACGGTTCCATCGAACTGCGAGACTGCTTGATCGCCCTGAGCAAACGACCACGCTTATCTTTGTCCTGAAGATCAATCATGCCTACTTCCCAAGAAGCAGCCGTTTCGCCTGAGCCAGATTCAAGGCTGCTTGCGTGTACTTCAGTGCTTCATCGTGCTTGACATTGGTACGCACCAGTGCCAACACGTTACGAACTGCATCATCGACCGCGTCATTCAGTGGTTTTTTTTCGCTCATCGTCACTCCCTTCGGGTTCTAACTCCGAAAAGTGGGACATTGTCTCACCCGTGCAGCAAATCGCGAATGCTGAATTGAGGACTGCTCGTCTCTATTCTCCGTCGTTCCTGACGCTCTCGCCACAAATAGCTGCCATATTCTGGAGTCTCGCCAGTTTCTTCGGAGGAGTCAACACGTTCCGATCGATAGCCTTCCGAATGAACCAGCCAGGCAACACCCGCTGCAATGACCCGGTCGCCATGAGCTTTGTCTGTGGCTCCATGATTCCTGGTCGGCTGGTGAATAATTTTGTGTCCGTCCCACTCGTATTCGCCACACTCCCGAATCAAGTCTTCGGACCGAATCACATAGTCTCCCGTCTCCATCGCCAAAGCCAGTTTTTCAAACAGGTCGGCTTTTGCGTCGTCCGTCACCCACCAACCGGCCTTTCTCGTCTTTCGACGCTGGCCGATCTCGGCGACTTCCCGGTAATAGACGTTCCCGTAACAAAACTCCTCAAGAATCTCTTTCCCGAACGGTCGAGCCATTCCGGAATCTTCCCAGCCAAGCAAAGCATCTCTGAGCCAGATCGAGAGTCCAATCGCTACACGGGCAAACTTAATTGCCGACATCCCCTTAATTGCATACTCACCCACCTGCTGGCCCGAACTCTGATCAAGAATGTGAGCCACGGAATTCGAAGAATACGCCCCGTCCGATCCCATCGCGATATCGCAGGCCACGATGAATGGACCGGCTGGCGGTCGATGGTCGATGCTCGGCTTAAACCACAGAGACAAGGGGCCATCTTCTCTGCTCAACAACCCTTTCAGGGACAATGTCTCACTGTCGAAAACAGGTGTACCCTTCCAGATCGCCTGCTTGCAGGTTTTCGTCTTTAGTCGGTCCAGTAAGTCTGTCTGAAACACCTTTCCGACCGCACCCCGAGGATTTCTGTCAAGCTGCGAAGCAACCAGTCGAGGCGTCGAAGTGGGTCTGAGGCATCGCATATCGTACCAGGGACTTCGAACGACTTGATCGAACTTAAAGCCCTTCCTCTCAAGACGTCCACGCAAATCCGGTTCTTTCCTGTGGTACTCATCAACGACATCCTGGTCTTCAGGATTTATGGCAACAGGTGTTCCATCTTTGACGATGTAGGAATGTTTCCCGTGGATCGGGTTATCTTTCCAATCCAGAATCAAATGGACGCCGCTTTCCTTGGAATCCGGGTTCTCGCACGCTTCATGGAAGACACCGGAATCCACATAACGGGCCGAGACCATTCGCAGGCAGTTTGTCACATCGTGAAGTGATTCCATGACCGCCGCGTCTTTGCCACCTGCAATAAAGTCCTTCGCACCAAACTCGTCGCAGGTAAAAACGGTCATTCGCCCGCCAGCGGCCACATCCTGGCCGGCTGCGTATCCCGCCAACAGCGACCCATTCTGGGGGTTCTCAAACGTGTGATTCCCGACATTTCGATGCTTTGACATCTCGAAACCCTCGGGAACCATCCAGAACGGCAGCCTTTCGATCGCCCACGCCACCTTCCAGAGCACCGTATTCGAGTCGGTCTTCGAATCGACAAGGTTCTCGTTTCGTGTCACATAACCCGCCGAAAACATCCGGTCGCGAAGCCAGCGTCTCAAGTCCGTCCACAAATACCCGAATGTGCCGCCCTGAGCACGGGCCTTGTCCACGAGTACGTCGATTGTCTTTTCTTCAATCTCTGCCCGATCGACCGCTTCATCCATTGCGACAAAGACCTTCTCCTGATGCGGCCAGGGGATAAAAGGCCGAATCTTGATCCTTGCCCGTGGCTCAAACGACCACATTGCAAACGCCATGAAAAAGAGTAAATCTTCCATGCAGGCGTCGTAGAGAGCATGACGAAACCGCGTATCTGTGATCGCCCGCTCTCGACAGGCAATTCGCCAACGCAGATTCTCAATCGGGTCTTTTGGATAACAATCGTAAAATGGCGTCATAAGCGACCCTGCGTCCCTCAACTACTGGCCATCTTGTCCAGTTTGTTTTCAATCCGTCGCAGTGCGTCGGTCTGCCGCTGCTCCTGACGAGTCATGCGATCCTTCAGATCATCCAACTGCTTCTGCTCAACCGCATCATCGTGAGGCTGGGCCGCGTGCATTGAGAGAACGTAACCAAACAGCGAGGCTCCTGACACCACCATTGTTATCAGGAGCGGGATAAGAGCTTTCCAGGTCACGACACCTTCTCCCCATTTGCCTTCAGCCATTATTCCGATCCGGTTTTGCGGACTCCGTGACGATTGAATGCCTCAAGAGTCTTAATGCAGTGTCTCAAGGACTCCTCGTCCTTTATTGTTATCGCCTGGCGATACAACAGAATCCGCAGGCATAAGTCCGCATGAACAGCCGCGCGTCCCGCTTCTGACCAGGCATCCCACTCCGTTTTGTCCTGCGACCAGGGCACTATTCTTCTCCCTCAGACGCCTGCTTCTTCTGAATCATATTCAGGATTTGCTGCAATTGCTCATCCGAGTGCAGTGTCTGATCTGGACCGTCCCCGTTCATCACTGAATCCAGAGCTGTATTACCGGCGACAGACCCGCCCAAGAACAACGCCGCCACGACTGAAATCATCTTTGGGTTTGCATACCGGGCGACCGCCCGCAGGTCTTCTAACTCCCCCGCCTTGCGTTCGCTTTCTTCCAGTCTCGACTCCAGTTTCGTAATTCGCTCTCGCAAGTCGTCCACGTCCTTGACTTCTTTTTCGAGGTTCCGGGCGAATGTTTCCAGCTTGGCGACCTTCATGGTCAAATTCATGATCGCACTGGTTTTTCCACCGTCACCG